AGGTGTCAAACAAGGATGCTTGAGTGGTTGCTTTGGAATGTATTGCAACACGTTTAAGTAAATGTGTGACTAACTTGAAATCACCACTACCAACAGAATCATATACTAAGAGAGGAAACTGTGAAAAATACATATTAGAACCCCTGCTCTATTCTAGACCTGTCCATTGTCTCAATTTCTTTGAATGATAAAGACAAAACAACCTTACTTGGGGGTGCGCCTTCCGGTCCAGATGGACTACTGAGTGGTTCATGTGTGATGAAATTATCACCACCATAAGTAACATCAGCACTCGCTAAATAACATCTTCCTATTTTATTAAGGAAGGTATTATCCTTGCCAATGTGCATGTATGCGATTTGAAACTGGTCGGGAAAACTTAATTCTCTTACTGAGCCATTCATCCTAAATGAAGGAGTCATTGCTCGTTTGAACTCTTTAACTATGTCATATATTGCATAGGTTTCAGCTTTATTTTTAGGTATCATGGTAAACTGGAACTCAAAAGTTCTTTTACCGATACCCTGAAACATAACTTCCATTCTGGGTGCAATGATCGTACCACGTTCTATTGCAATTAAATCTTTTGCGCCAGGAAGAATTCTATCTAATGCTTTAATACCCATCTGTGTCGCAGCTGTTCCTAAATTATTTGCTTGTGATCCAAGCGCGGCACCGGCACCCGCACCTGCTTGTATTTGTTTTATTACACCCCTTATGGCTTCTGACATAACACCAATTTCTGATTCTTGAAAGTCCATATTATACTTTGCATTAACACTCGCAGGCATGTACAACGCGATTGTTCTTTTACTCTTTGTAAAGTTTTGACCGGCAATCTGGAGTGATCTGTTTGCACCAGCTGATTGAACCCGATCAGCTGACTGACGCAACCTTTCAGAATCCATTATCTTTGTTTTTTGCTCATTAACACTTTTTATATCCGCTGATGTGGAATATTCAGTTAATCCCATATCTGCCTCATCTAGTTTTCTCTGAGTAGCCGAATTGGGTTTAAATTTTGCTGGCGTCATAGAGTAAGTAGTAAAAAGCATATAATTTGAAAATCTAGGATTATTCCCAACGTCATTTGGATATGACAAGATTGACCTGTTGGAATCGCCCTCATCACTTACACCATGCGCGTTGTTACTTGGGGGAGGCGGATTTTGTTGACGGATTCGCCCACTAGAGGAAGCACTAACTGCTTTAAATTTTGAACTTAATTCCATGTCTAAATATCCTTATACACTGATGGAACTATTTATAACGAATGTCATACAAAGGTCGATACACACCAAGGAAACCCGAAAAATATAAGGGTGATCCACGGAACATAATTTATCGTTCTCTCTGGGAACGTAAGTTTATGGTATACTGTGACAACAGCGCATCCATAATTGAGTGGGGTAGTGAAGAGATCATTATACCATATTTATCACCCAAGGATGGTCGTATGCACAGATACTTTCCAGATTTTTACATTAAAGTCAAACAGGCTGATGGTGGAATCAAGAAGATGATTATAGAGGTGAAACCCAAGGTGCAGTGCAAACCACCCAAGGAACCCAAGAGACGCACCAGACGATGGATGAATGAGGTTATAACCTATGGTGTAAACGATGCAAAGTGGCGATATGCTACAGAATGGTGTGCAGATAATGGTATGGAGTTTAAGATATTAACGGAAGATCATCTGGGTATTTCGTATAAATAATAACATGGCTGATATGCTCATTACACAAATTAGAAAAATGGCTTTGCAATACCTAGCAGATGAGGCTTGGGATGCGGGCGTGTTGCGTGAAAGAGATGATACAAGAATTTCTATGCAAACACCATCGCCAGCGTGGTATAGGGATCAAATTAAAAAACTTGCTACTCCTACACCAGAAGACTTAACAGCGTCAGGAGACACGCACGTTAAAGATCAAGGCCCATTTTACGGTGAAATGAATATGTTTATATATGATGCAAAATACAAAAAGACCCTTCCTTACTATGACAGGTTTCCGTTGGTGATTCCAATTCTTGATCGAAGCTTTAATTATAATCCCAAAACAGAATTTATAGGGATTAATTTTCATTATTTACCTATACCATTTAGATTAAAATTGGTAAATGATTTGGTAAATATATACGCGAGAGGAACAGAAATTGATGACATGGGTCGAGAAAGTTTCACTGAAAATACAAAAATTGTGATTACTAATTTTGCGCGTTTGTTGAGTAAAGTTAAGGCAACAAGACCCTGTGTAAAACATTATCTTAATTCTAATATACGAAGCAGGATTAGACGAATTAAAGCATCAGAATTTGTTATTGCTTCACTTTTACCTGTTGAAAGTTTTGTTCAACAAAATTCTGAAATGTCCCCCACAGCTGTGTGGAATGATTCATTAAAAACGATAAGGACACAATAATGGCATCCGCACCAGAAACTTTTGACGAAGTAAATGCATTTGCAACTATGCAACAAGGCCTTGCTGAACTTAGAGCAGGGGGTACTGCACTTGCAAGTCACTACGAGGTTATGGTGTTTCCACCTGCCAAACATGATCAAACGCCGGCGCGAAGTATTTCTATGCGTTGTGAATCTGTTGCAATGCCTGGAATGAACCTTGCTAGTTCACCAGACGTAAATATGTACGCGGTGCAACAAGAGGTTGTTGATGGAGTGACCTTTTCTGGTAGCACTAACATGGTGTTTACAGCAAGCCAAAACTTCAGTGAGAGAAAGTTTTTCGAACAATGGCAGGGCCTTGCTTGGAACAGAAGGTCTTGGAATATTGGTTATTATGAAGACTATGTGGGTTCTGCTGAAATATATTTGTTAGACAGATCACACAAAAAAGTATTTGGTGTCAAGCTGTTTGATGTTTTTCCAAAAGAGATTAACGGAAATGATCTAAGTTACGCACCAGCGTCAGGAGCAGGACTTAAACTAACTGTTCAAATGCAATACAAATATTGGGACGCATTGTCAATCGAAAGACGAATTGGCACCAACGTAAGTTCTGCTCAGGAAGTGGCTCGCAATACGACCGCGGCTCAACCGGGCAGTTTAACAACGGCTGGATTTGAAGGATTCTAAAACACACATAACATGATAAAGGATGAATAAATTATGGCACTACCTAAACTAACTACACCAGAGTACACTCTAACAGTACCATCAACACAGGAAGAGATTAAGTTTCGAGCATTCTTGGTCAAAGAACAAAAAGTTCTAATGATTGCTCAAGAGTCAAACGACGAAAAAATGGTTGCAAATGCTTTAAGTTCCCTAGTTTCTACTTGCACTTATGGCAAAGTTGATGCAGATAAGAACCCTATGTTTGACATTGAGTATATCTTTCTTCAGATCAGAGCAAAGTCTGTTGGTGCTAAAGTAACTTTAAATGTATATTGTCCTGACGATAATGTAACGACAACTGAAATTGAAGTGGACCTTGAAAGTATTCAAGTGCAAACAAATGTTGAACATTCTGATACAATCAAGCTGACGGATGACATTAAAGTTGTTTTGAACCCACCTCGACTTTCTGATGTTGCAGGGCTTGATTTGATGGACTCTGAGTTTGAAAAAATGACACAATTGGTTAAACGGTGTATCTCATCAGTTGAGACTAACGATGAAACTATAAATCGCATTGATATGACTTCAGAAGAAATTGACGAATTCATCAACTCCTTCAGTGGAAAACAACTAGAGGATGTGGTAAATTTCTTTGAAACTATGCCGAAGGTTCGTCATATTGTTGAGGTTACCAACCCTGTCACGAAAGTAAAGGGTGAAATACTATTGGAGGGAATTGAAAGTTTTTTAGAATAGCCCTTTCCAATGATACAGTGCAAAACTATTATAAGGTTAATTTTGACTTAGTAACACACCATAAATATAGTTTAACTGAACTAGAAAATATGATGCCATGGGAAAGGGATGTTTACATAGGACTTTTATCTAATCACATAAAAGAAGAAAACGAAAGAATAAAACAACAACAAATGAGAGGATAGTCAAATGGGCGAAGAAGAAATTAAAGCATCAGGTCATCATCCAGCAGATACGAATGGTGACGGTAAAGTTGACCCAGAAGAACATGATATGTGGCTTGAGTTCAAACGTAAGGAACTTGAGGATGCAGATGCAATGCGTGATGCACAGCGCACTATGGCATGGTACTCCCTTGGCGGTATGTTAATGTATCCCATTATCGTAGTCCTTGCAACAGTTTTCAACATGGATCAGGCAGCTAAGATTCTTGGTGACATGGCGGGTGTGTATTTCATCGCAGTTGCCGGTATCGTTGCAGCATTCTTTGGCGCGCAGGCAATCAGCAAACCTAAGAAGTAAGGAATAAGTCATGGCCACTTTAGAGGAAACAAATAAAAATTTAGGTGCTCTGGTTCTTGTTACAGAAAAACTCGTAGAATCGCGTGAGGAAGAAAAGAAAGACGCATCTTTTTTTGATGTGCCTTCTCCTGTTGGTGCGACTAGTAAAATACCAAACATTCCGATCATAGCACTTCCTAGA